GGATTTAGAAAAGGTAATGAAATAATATGGATCCACAGCAGGAACTATTTACTGCGCTGCTGTTAAAATTAAAAGAAAAATATGAGGATACGGGAATTGGTGTGTATGATACATTCTTACCGCCAGATGGAACCCCGTATCCTTTTATTTATCTTGCTGACAGCACACAGGATGATCAGGCAAATAAAACAACAGTCTTTGGCGCAGTTAGTCAGGTAATCCATGTCTGGCATAACAATCCAAGACAGAGAGGAACACTATCGAAGATATTGCTAGAAATCAAAGATATCTGCTACAAGATCGGAGAAACAAAGAATTTTGGTTGGGGTCTTGTAAGAGTGAATCAAAGAGTCCTCTCAGACGCAACAACAAAAGAACCCCTAATGCATGGGGTTTTAGAATTAGAATTTACATTTAATTAGGAGGTAGCAATGTTAGATTTACAGCTTTTTGGAAATGAAGCGGTACAAGGTAAAAAGATTGTTTATCTGTACCGAATTTTATCAGAAGCACCAACACAGAGTGGTACAGCATTGGCATTCACAACAGAGAATGGCCGTACTAAATCGAAAGATGCTGATTCTACTGCGACAAAGGATGGTTCTATCAGAACACCTGGTGCTGCAGAAGTGGAAATCACAGCGACATCGATTTTGAAGAAAGGTGATGAGCTAATTAATAAATTAGAGAAGGCACTGGATGACGACGCGTTGATCGAAATCTGGGAAGCAAATTTAGCAGAGCCAGCGGAAGCAGGAAATAACAAGTTCAAAGGAACGTATTTTCAGGGATATTTAACAGAGATTGAATACACAGCTAATGCAGATGAGTTTGTAGAAGTTTCCTTAACGTTTGGTATTAACGGAACAGGTGCAGACGGAGATGTAACTGTGACAACACAGCAGCAGGAACAGGCATATGCATTCGTAGACACACCAAAAACAGGAGCTTAGGAGGATATAACATGTACGAATTACAGATTAATCAGTCAACTTACGAGTTTAATTTTGGCATGGGATTTATGAGAGCGCTAAATAAAACTCTCTCTGTTCCAGTAGAAGACATTAAAGGGAAAACAAAAGAGATTGGAATGCGATATAAGATTGCAGAAGTGATCGATGGAGATATTGAAGCATTAGAGGATGTTCTTTTGATTGCTAATAAAGGATTTTTACCTAGATTAGAAAAGAAAGAATTAGATAAGTTTATTGAAGATGAAACAACAGATCTTGATGAACTGTTTAAGTCAGTATTGGGTTTCTTAGAGAGTGCAAATGTTACCAAGAAAACGACACAGGAGATTCAAGATGCGATCAAGGAACAGAAACAGGAGAAATAAAAGATTTCGAAGAACAGTACCGGGAGATAGCAATTAACTGCTTCCGGTATTTTGGTTTTACATCATTTGATCAGGTGGATCAGCTGACGATCGTGCAATATGAGATCATGGCTGAAGCGGCAAGATTAAAAGAAGTAGATAAAGACTATCGAAACCATCTGCAGGCATTTCTTAATTTTGCTGTACGAGCAAAAAAGAAAGCAGGAAAGAACAAACAAAGGCCTGTCTATCCGACATTTAAAAAGTTCTATGACTATGAAGATGCGATTGAACAAGCAAAGCAGAAGAATAAACCAGACAGATTTGAAAAGATGAAGAGATTGTTGAGAAGGAGGGAGAGCTGATGGCAGAAACATATAGTATTGAAGCAATATTGACGGCAAGAGATGCTGGTTTTGAAGCCGGAATGAAAGCAGCTCAAAAATCGACACAATCCTTAGGTGCTGTTTTAAAAAAAGGAATCGGTTTCGGAGCAATGATGGCGATTGGAAATAAAGCCGTATCCGTAGTTACCTCTGGACTTTCTGAAATTGTTAGCGGTTTAAATGAATCAAGTGCTGCATGGAAAACGTTTGAAGGCAATATGGAAATGAATAATCATTTACGAAAAGAGATTGTCAGCACTAAAAAAGAACTACAAAAATTTGCAGAACAGACAATTTATAGTTCTTCAGATATGGCTTCTACATATGCGCAATTAGACGCGGTAGGGACAAAAAGCACGACAAAACTTGTAAAAGGATTTGGTGGTTTAGCCGCAGCGGCAGAAAATCCACAGCAAGCAATGAAAACTTTATCTCAGCAAGCAACTCAGATGGCCGCCAAGCCTAAAATACAATGGGAAGATTTCAAACTGATGGTTGAACAGACACCTGCGGGTATTGCAGCTGTTGCAAAAACGATGGGGAGATCCACACAGCAGCTAATCAAAGATGTTCAGGATGGTAAAGTAAAAACCGAAGATTTCTTTGCAGCGATTGCTAAGACAGGAACAAATAAACAGTTCACAAAACTTGCAACAGAATATAAAACTGTTGGGCAGGCAATGGATGGATTAACAGAGACAGCAGCAAATAAATTACAGCCAGCGTTTGATAAAGTATCCAGCATTGCAATTAAAGGAGTAAGTGATGTAACAAATCTTTTGGATGATGTTGATGGCAATAAAATAGCAAGCAAGATTGGTAACTTTGCAACAAAGGCAGGAAAATACTGGTCTGTTTTCAAGACAGATGCAAAAGAAATAGGACAAGCGTTCGGATCAGCAGTAAGTGCTATTGGAAAAAGCATGGGAGAATTGAATGGATCATTTGGCTCTGCAAAATCTGTATCTGGATTTAAAAGCATAATTGGTGAAATTACCGGAGGGTTAAAAAGTTTTGCTGGATTTTGTGAAGATCATTCAGATGCAATTGCATCGCTGATAACGCAATTACCAAAATTATTAGTAGCTTACAAAGGTTTTAAAATTGTAAAATCAGTTGCACCAGCGGTACAAACATTTGGATCTGCAATTACTAAATTAGCAGGAAAAGGGATTGCCGCAATTGCAGGAAAACTATTTGGTATTGCAGTTGGAGAAAAAGCAGTTGGATCAGCAAGTATGGAAAGTTATAGGCAAACAATGCAAGCAGCAAAAGCGTTCATGATGCTTGGAGTTGGAGTACTGACAATAGCTGCAGGTTTTGGAATTATGGCTGGATCTGCTATTGCACTTGCTAATTCCGGAGGCGTAGCAATTGGAGTTATGATTGGTATGGTTGGTGCTTTAGCATTGATCGGACTTGGACTGACAGCAATGTTAAAAAGTGTATCGGTTGCACCGGCACAACTATCTGCTACATCAGTTGCATTTTTAGCAATGGGCGCGGCAGTCGTATTAGTTGCAGCCGGACTAACGATCATGGCGGCGGCAAGTATTGCACTTGCAAATGCAGGTACACCAGCGATCGCCTGTATGGCAGGAATGGTTGTAGCTGTTGGAGCGTTAATGGCGATTGCAGGAGCCGTTGGACCAGCAATGATAGCGGGAGCCGTTGGGTTTATTGCATTTGGTGCAGCAATTGTACTTGTTGGCGCGGGGGCATTATTAGCGGCAGCATCGTTAGCAGTTGTTGCAGGAGTTCTTCCAACAGTAGTGCAATACGGAACTGCAGGAGCTGTGGCAATAGCATCACTTGGAGCAAGCATGATTGTATTTGGAGCAGGAGCAGCAGTTGCTGGAGCTGGATGTATTGTACTTGGAGCTGGATTACTAGCGGTTGGAGTTGGAGCTACGACAGCAGGAGCCGGGCTTTTAATACTTGGAACATCGCTTACAGTAACAAGTACAGGATTTACTGCATTTGGAAATGTTATCAAAACTGTCGTTGGCGCAATCAGCGGAGGGCTTCGAAGTGTACTTGATGGAATTTCGGGTGTGATCAAGTCTGTTGGAGAATCTGCGAAGAATGCAGGAACTGGATTTAAGAGTGTAGCCGAAGGAATCAAGATGATTTCCGGATTATCGATAGGATCTATTGCAAAAAGCCTTGGGGCAGTAGCAATCGGGATTGGAAAAATCTCTCGTAAAGGCTCCGACATACAACAGACTGCAAATGGCATGAAGACCCTATCAGCAGCATCAACATCTGTAAATTCAAGCTTTGGATCCATGGGAGCGAAAGCAACATCAGCGCTATCTGGAATCAAAAAATCAATGTCCAGTACGGCCAATGCTGCAAAATCATCTGGAAAGAAGATGGGAAGCGGGTTCACCTCTTCTATGCAAAGTGGATTAAGCAAAGGACCAGGTATTGCCTCAAAAGCTGTATCTAGCACAAATTCAAGATTACGTTCAGGACGATCTGGAGCATACAGTGCAGGTGTTTATATCAGTCAAGGGTTTGCACAAGGAATGAGTTCATGTCTGGGACAGATCGAAGCCGCAGCATCCAGAATGGTATCAGCAGCAGAAAAGGCAATTAAGGCAAAAGCTCAGATTCATTCACCATCCAAGTTGACAAAAAAAGATGGTCGCTACATAGCTGCGGGGCTTGCGATTGGTATTAGAAACGGCATCAGTAGCGTGAAATCAGCAAGTAAAACCTTGGCAAAAACAGCAATTGAGACTATGACGAAGGCTACAAAATCTCGTAAATATGAAGATGCTGCAGGTGGTGCAATTGATAAGTACAAGACATCTATGAATAATAAGGTGTCTAGTATTACAAAATCTTTAAATAATAAGATTAATGCAGGTGTCAAGAAACTTAAGAAACAGCATCCGAAACTCAAGAAGGCTTATACGAAGGTTGGAAAGATTCTAAAATCTGACATGAGCAAAACTATAAAGAACCAAGGACAAAAAGCAATCAATGCAGCAGATAAGGCGTTAACAGCTCTTGGGAAGAAATATCAAGAGAAATACGATGCGATTGTCTCAGATCGGGATAGCTATAAGAGTAAATTGGCTGATTATGGAGATCTTTTTAGCTCAGATAGTTATGGGTTTATTTCTATTGTGGATTTTAAAGCACAGAAAAAGCAGGTTGAACAGCTTGCAAAAAATATGGAGAGACTTAAAAAGGTGCTTCCGTATGATCTCATGAAAGATATCCAGAATCTTGATACTGCACAGGGTCTGAAATATACAACAGAACTGTTAAAGAAAAGTGATGCATGGCTCACTCAGTATGGAAGGGATTATTCAGCATTTATTAATAGTGCTAATTCGAATGCTCAGACATATTACAAGCCATATATTGACCAGATCGATAAAGATTATAATAACGCGGTTACAACCGAGCTTAGCAAATTAAAAATACAAATGAATAAGATTGCACAGGATGCAACAAAAGGGTTTGTGAAGGGATTGACATCTAAATCGAATAAAAAAGCTTTAAATAAAGCAGCAAAAGATTTGGCTAATATCCTCACAAGGGCAGTGAAAGGAAAACTAAAAATCCACTCACCATCCCGTGTCATGAAAGCCCTAGGTGTTTTTGTTGTAAAAGGATTTGTCAATGGAATTTCTTCTATGGGTAATACACTGGATAAAACGATGAACAATATTATAACAATTCCAAACTTTGATAATCTTGCGATTGCAGGAGATGTTGGCGGTAGTCTTAGTAGTGATTATGACTACTATGCACAAGCAGAGTATACGATTGTTGTTCCAGTTGATCTCGATGGCAAAGAGGTTGCAAGAGTAACAGCTCCATACACAGAAGCAGAGCTAAGCAAACGGCAGACAAGACAAAACAGAAAATTAGGAAGATTGTAACAGGAGGCGCATATGCAATACAAATTTATAGATATCTATGATTCACAAGATGAGATTGCATTGCCTTCTGAAGCAATGAATTTCAATGGAAAATTTCTTGAAAATGAGATTCTGGGGTATAGGACACTATATGTTAGTGGAAGGGAATCTCTTGCTCCTGAATTAGAATTTTTTGACCGAACCAGAAGACACGGTAAAGAGGTTAAGGGAAGACGATTCACAGAAAGAGTGATTACGGTAGGATATCAGCTGATGAGTCCTACCGCTTTTGATTTCCGTCTGGCCTATAATAAGATGGCTCAGATTTTAAATGTGGATTCTGCAAGGATTGTATTTGCAGATGAACCAGATAAATATTTCACTGGAACACTCACTTCGATTGGAGATGTAGATCCTGGAAGATTATGTATTACTGGAGAATTAGAATTTACATGTGCTGACCCATTCAAATATTCGATAAAGGAAAAAGCATATAGTTTATCTAAAAAAACAGAGATCTATTATGAAGGGACACAAGAGTGTTTCCCCAAAATACAATGGAAAATGAAAAGTAATGCTGGATATGTTGCAGCATATAAAAATGATGCGCAAACAATCATACAGATCGGAAATGTATCAGAACAACAAGGGTCTGGAAATACATTTCAAACTGGAGATATTATTACGGCACAATGCGAAGATGCAAAAATTTTTGTGAATAATAGGGAATCAGAAACACTGGGAGCACTAGGGAATACATGGGAGAGTTTTTATTTATCCCCTGGAGAGAATACGATCGGAGTATTGACGTCAGATTGGAGTGAGATTCCAGAAACCCAATTATTAGTGAGGGAGGTGTGGTTATGATATTGTATTTTGCAGATCGTGAATTAAATATTATAGGGAAAACCTCAACTAAGCTGCCGAAAGGAAGTGTTATATCAAATGATAAAAAAACAGAAGATATTGAAACAATGGCAACATCTTTTGAATGCGATGTATCATATACGGCATCGGACCAGAGGAATATTGAGATTTGCACAACACCAGGGAACTATATTTTGCGGAAGACAGAAAATGATGAGGATATAATGTTCCAGATCATAGATTCTGAGAAAGATGACGACTCTATGACTTGGCATATCTATTGTGAAGATGTTGGAATGGAATTATTAAATGAAGTTGCATTAAAAACAGAAGAAGCCAAGTCCTGGACAGCAACGCAAGCAATATCAAATACAATTATAGGAAGTGGATATGAGATAGGAATCAATCGGAGTGATAGTACCCAGAAACTTTGTGAATTTTCAGAGCAGACAAGATCAGAAAGGTTAAAAGACATTGCTGATTTATTTGCTATCGAAATTGATTATCGCTTCGATTTGAGCAGCGATGAAAAAACGGTATCACACAAATACATTGATATATACAAAAAAAGAGGTGAAAGCAAGGGTGTAATACTGAGAAAATATATCGATTTTGACAAAATAACTGTTTCAAAATCAATACAGAATTTGGCAACATCGTTATACGCATATGGTGCTGCAGATACGTCCGGAGTAGCAATAACGTTAGAAGGGTATGCATATGATGATGGCGATTTTGTCATTGCACAACAAGAATTTGATGATAGAAACGGGGACGGAATACCGGATAAAGGATACTGTTTACAATCCAGAAACGCTCTTGAAAAATGGGGAAGGTGTATCGATGGGACAAAAAGGCATATAACGAAAATATACAATCTCGATACAGTTGATCAGAAGACATTGTTCGAAGGAACGTTGAAAGAATTAAAAGCAATTTGCGATATCGCAACAAATTATGAATGTGATATATCAAATACGACCAAAAGCATATCACTTGGAGACACGATTAATATGGTGGATGAAAGTGCTGCATTATTTTTATCATCAAGAGTTTTAAAGATAGAAACCTCTGTAGTAGACAAAACAAAGAAATTGACTCTGGGTAAGTACTTAATCAAGAGTAATGGAATTTCAGACCAGACGAGACAAAATATCACACAGATTATTACGACGGTTATTGGAAGCAGGGTTCAAGAGATGTCTGCGGATGACGTCAGAAGTATATGCGTGTAATGTAAAGGAGAAATATGATATGGCATTAATGGGAGAAGAAGCTTTAAAAGAAGTCTGGAATATGATAAAAGGAAAAATCTCAGAAGAAAAGCAAGTGTATAAATGGGTTTTTGCAGATAAGAACTGTACAATGTCAATATTTCGCCAAATGAACATTTGTAATATCAGGGTGACCGCTAAAAATGATCTATCAGGCTTCGAGCTAAAATTGCCGGAAGGTTTTTATCCGGATAACGAAATTAGCGATGAAAATGGAATATCAATCGCAATAAATGGAGCTACAAGTGTAAATATATCTTCTGGGAAGACAACTTCATTATCCTATAGCACGTCAAATTTTCTGCCAGATGAAAGCTATAAAATGTAGGGAGAACTGAAATATGATAACGATTGATAATGATTTAAGGACAATAAATATACCTTCTGACACTA